CTGCTGCACATGCAGCCGAATCCGTGGCAGACGGCGCAGGAATTTCGTGATTGGATGACGGGCCAATACCTGCACTACGGGGCGTCATACGCTGAAATCCGCCCAGGTGCTCGAGGTGCCGTCTCGGAACTGTGGCCGCTGCATTCCAGCCGGATGGACGCCGAGCGGCTGGAGGACGGCACGTTGCGGTACAAGTACCGCGAGCCATCTGGCCGTCAGACGATCTACAGCCAAGAGCAGATTTTCGCGCTGCGGTTCACGACTGAGGACGGGATCCGTCCGATCCCGACCTACAAGACTTTCCAGAACGCCATCGGCCTGGCCCAAGCCCTTGAGGCACATGGTTCCACCTACTTCGGCAACGGTGCCAGGCCAGGCATCGTGCTGGAGTCTGACAACCCAATCCCGGCCGAGGCGGCCGAGCGGCTCCGCGAGCAGTGGGAGCGGATGCATCGTGGCGCAGACCGGGCCTTCCGCACGGCAGTCCTGCCGAACGGCGTCAAGGCTCATGAACTCTCTGGCAGCAACGAAGCGGCCCAGTTCCTTGAGACGCGGCAGTACCAAGTCATTGAGATCTGCCGGGCGTTCCGCGTGCCTCCGCACATGATCCAAGACCTGACGCGAAGTACATATTCAAATATTGAAGTTCAAGGGACAGAATTTGTTCAGCACTGTTTATTGCCTCATCTCAAGCGATGGGAAGCTGCGATCAGCCGCGATCTGATCGTGGATGACGAAACGTACTTCGCCGAGCACAGCGTGAGCGGCCTGCTGCGTGGCGATCACGCAAGCCGCGCGGCCTACTACATCGCAGCCCTGCAAAACGGCTGGATGAGCGTCAACGAGATCCGCGAACTGGAAAACCTGAACCCGATCGGGCCGGAAGGCAACCAGCACTTCGTGCAGCTGAACATGACGACGCTGGACCAAGTTGGCCAGCAACAAGACCCGCAGCCAGCCCCTGTGGCACCGGCTGCACCCGCAGATACAGGAGCCCCAGCAAATGGAAATTGAACGCCGCGACTTCGCCTTTGAGGAAGACAACGAGCTGATCGTGGAAAGCCGGGCCGATGGCCGGGCCGTAATTATCGGCTATGCGGCCGTCTATCACCGTTTAAGCTTGGACTTAGGAGGCTTCCGGGAGGAGATCCTGCCGGGTGCGTTCGACAAGATCCTCAACCGCCAGCGTGGCAAGGGCGACGTGGTGGCGCTGTTCAACCACGACTCCAACATCGTGCTGGGCCGTTCCTCGTCTGGCACGCTGGAACTTTCTAGCGATGACAAGGGGCTGAAGTACGTGGTCACGCCGCCTGTGAGCCGGGCCGACGTGCTGGAGCTCATCCAGCGGCGCGACGTGCGTGGCTCGTCGTTTGCCTTCACGGTGGATAAGAGCGGCGAAGGCTTCCGCCAGGGCGAGGACGGCAAGGCCATCCGCCAGATCCGCGAGGTATCGGGACTCTACGACGTGGGGCCGGTCTTGGTGCCAGCGTACCCAGCCACCTCTGCTTCGGTTGCCATGCGTTCCTACGAGGCGTGGCTGGCCCAGCAGGTTCCGGCCGCAGAGCCCGAGGCAGTGGCTGAGATCGTCAAGCGTTCGCTCGTCCGTGACGCCGCTGCGGCGTGGTCTTTGAGGCTGCGAAATGTCTGAGCCACGCTGCACGTGCGGCGAACGTCTGCGGACACGCTCCAGCCGGGCTTGTGGCGAGGAACGACAGCGGTACGTGCGGTGCCCACGATGCGGGGCGCGTGGCGTTGTGTTTGTGAAAACAACACTTTCCGAAGTGCGGTACTGCAAGAGTCCAGTGCGGTAGCGTCACAGTGAACTCCACGGCAATACCGCCGCAGGAGTCTCACGAAACATGGACAATCTCAAGAAGCTTCAGGACGAGGCGGCTGCCCTCGCCAACCGGATCGACGCCGTTCGTGCGATCGAAGCCGAGGACACGACTGCCCGCGACGTTGAGCTCATCGACCTCAACAAGCGTGCCGATGAACTTACCGCGAAGATCGACTTTGAAAAGAAGGTCGTTGAGTCGTCCAAGAGCCTGCGATCGGTTGTCGAGCGTTGCAGCCCGGCCCCCGAGGTGCGTGCCGACGAGCCGAAGACGCGAATTGAGGCTGTGCCGTTCACCGGCAAGCTTCGCGCTTTCTCCTCGCACGAGGACGCCTACAAGACCGGCATGTGGCTGAAGGCCAAGACCGGCGACGTGGACGCGAAGCGGTGGTGCCAGGATCACGGCGTCGAAAGCCGTGCCCAGGGTTCTACCGGCTCCACGACCGGCTCTGCATTCGTGCCCGACGTGCTTGAGGCCACCGTGCTGCGGTTGGTGAACGACTTCTCCGCGTTCGCTGCCAACGCCATGAACGTGACCATGCCGAGCGATTACGTCCTGTTCCCCAAGCGGACGGGCGGCGCGACGGCGTACTGGGTTTCGGAAAACGCCGCCATCACGGCAAGCGATCCGACCAGCACGCAGGTGGCGCTGACGGCGAAGAAGGTGACGGGTGCGGTGACGGTTGCGAATGAGCTCCTGCGTGACTCCATCGTGAGCATCGCGGATTGGCTCGCCGCCGAGCTGTCGCTGACCCTTTCCACCGCCATTGAAACGGCTGCGTGGAACGGCAACCCGTCGAACGCCCCGGCCGTGGCCGGTCTTGCGACGGGCTACACGGGCGGCCTCTACGCCGCGTCTGGCGTCACCTATGCGGCGTCCCTTGTGACGGCCGCTGGTGACACGCCCGACGAGGTCACGAAGGCCAACCTGCTGGCGATGATGGCCACCTGCCCGCAGCATTCGCAGGCTGGTGCCAAGTGGTTCTGCAGTCCCTACTTCTTCGCCACCTGTATGCAGGCTCTCGACCTGAACCAGGGTGGCTCGGTTGGCCTGTCGCAGGGCATGGGGCTGACGTTCCTTGGCAAGCCGGTCGTGCTCACCGACCAGCTGCCGTCTGGCACGGACAGCACCGGCAAGATCATGGCGATCTACGGTGATCTGATGAACTCGTCGATTTACGGCGTGCGTCAGGGGATCGAAATCGCCTCGAGCGATCAGGTGAACTTCCTCAGCGACCAGAGCGTGATTCGCGCCGTGGCCCGCGTGGCCATCTCGCATCACACGATCGGCAGCGACACGGTTGCTGGCCCGGTCATCGGCCTGGTCGGTCTGTGAGCCTGACGGCTTGACGACTGTGCGACTCTGAGCGGGCGGCTTCCAAGCGGGGGCCGCCCGCTCTCTTTTTTGAGGTAGCACATGCTGGTCAAAGTTGGGGACACGCAGGCCGAGGTTCGCGTCGAAGCCATCCTCTCAATGCCCAGGCTGTCTTTTACGGCCAATCACTTCGCGTGGGCACAGGCACTCATGCCGCTTGGCATTCGCCCCACCATGGGCACTGGTGCGTTCTGGGATCAAGTGAACACGCGAGTGATGGAGCAATTCATCGACAAGTCGGAATACCTGCTCACGATTGATTACGACACGTTCTTCACCAAGGAAGACGTGGAGCATCTTTTCGCCATGGCGATGACGTTTCAGTGCGATGCCATCACGGGCCTGCAGACGAAACGGGAAGACGGCCGCCCGATGCTGACGCTGAAGGACACGCTTGACAACCCGCCAGACAAGGTGGCGACGACGCTGCCTATGTCGTGGTTTTCCGAGCCTGTGCAGGAAGTGGACTCGGCGCACTTTGGGCTGACAGTCATCAGCACGGCCGCGCTCAAGCGGGCGAAAAAACCGTGGTTCTGGTGCAAGCCAGGGCCAGACAATTCATGGAACGACGGCAGGACCGACAGCGATATCTGGTTCTGGAAAAACTGGCGCGAGAGCGGGAACCGCGTCTACGTGACGCCGCGCGTCGTTCTCGGGCACGGCGAGTACGTGGTCACGTGGCCCGGCAAGAACTTGGGCCAGCCTGTTTTCCAGTGGACGACGGAGTTCACCAGCACCAGCAAGCGGCCTGAAACTGCATGGAGCGTGCCCGAATGAAGAAACTGAAATTCACCAGGCCGTGGCGTGGCTATCGCACTGGCCAGGTTGTCGAGATTGCTGGCGGGCTTGCCACGCAGCTGCTGGCCCAGCGGGTGGCAGTCGAAGACACGCAGCAGGAACTGATTGAAACGGCGGCTGTCGAGCACCCCGTAGAAACCGCTGACGCCACGCCAAAACGGAGACGCCGCAAGTGAAGTACCGCAGCCTCACCCGCCAGACCGGCCCCGTAGTGGAGCCTGTGACGCTTTCGGAAGCGAAAGCCCACCTGCGGGTGGACGGCAACGAATCAGACTCTGAAATCACAGCGATGATCTCTGCGGCCCGCGAGTGGTGCGAGCAGTACCTTGACCGCACGTTGATTTATACGCAGTGGGTGATGCGGTTTGACAGGTTCCCAGACGAAAGCGCGCATGACATTGAACTGCCACGGCCGCCGATGGTAACGGCCGGAACGGCTACGGCGGTGGCGCTCACGTTCACATACGAAAACGGCACCACTGCAACCTACGGCAACGGCAGCTACCGCGTGGACCGCAACGCTACGCCTGGGGCAGTGAAGACACTCTATGGCCAAACGTGGCCGCCGCACCTTCAAGACGATAACGCGATCAGCGTGACGTGGTGGGCTGGCTACGGCTCCAGCGGCCAAAGCGTTCCGGCGGCGATTAGGCACGCCATGCTGATGCTGGTGGGCTTCTGGTACGAGAACCGCAGCACCGTGCTTGTCGGCAGCATCAGCAAGCCGCTGGAGTTTGCTGTTGAATCGCTCCTCTCTTCGCAGAAGTGGGGCGGCTACAAGTGATTGACGCAGGCAAGCTACGCGAGCGAGTCACCGTACAGGTGGCCAGCGGGACGACCAACACGCTCGGCGAGACGGTGCTGGCGTGGAACAACTCAACGGCCGTTTGGGCCAGCGTTGAAGGCGTAAGCGCACGCGAGGCTTTGACTGCAGGGCAGCAGGAAGTGACTGTCACCCACAAAGTGCGGCTGCGTTATCTGCCGGGGCTGACTCAAAGCATGCGTTTCGCGTGGAGAAACAGGACGCTTGAAATTGTGAGCCTGCTCGAGCATGGAAACCGCAGCGAGCATGAGGCCATCTGTCAGGAGACGAAAGATGGCTAGCGTATTTTCAACCGGCGATCCAATCATCAAGCTTGCCGTTGGGCGAGGAAAGAATGCAAAAGCCGCATACGCCCTCAAGCCGCTTGATGATGTAGTCGATGCCCTCAAGCAACTGCCGCGCGACATATCGCTGAAGCACCAATCCAAGGCGCTCAAAAAGGCGGCAAAGCCTGGCATCGCTGCGCTGCGGTCGCAGGTTTCAGCCATTGGCCAAGTTACCGGAAACCTCTTGGCCAGCGTTTCGCAAACTGACAGGAAGTACACGAACAACAAGCAGCAACTCCCAGTCAGCGTTGTTGTCATCGGCTTCAGGCGACCAACAAACGCAAAAAGCCAAAAGGGCGCTACTCCAGCATTCTCTGGCGGATCCGTGCTAAAAGGCCCGAACCGAGCCTACCACTCGCACTTGGTCGAGTACGGCACAAGGCCAAGGATCGCAGGGAAAAGCCGCCGCAAGAAACGCAGCCGCGTTGTTCTTGGTGGCCGCATTCGCACGATCATTGAGCGAGAAAAGGAGAAGCCAGCTGGCCGCTCAATCCTTTCATCGTTCAGCACGCGCGGACCGTTCAGTGGGCGCGGCTTATACCCGGTTGATTTCATTGCCACCGGCACCGTCGCGGGATCTCCAGCCAGGCATCCGCTCAAGAAGGCGTTTGACCAATCAAGCCCACAGATGCAGAGCATCTTGAACATTGAAATGCGGAAAGCGCTCATCGCCGCCGTGAGAGAGACGCAGCGGAAATATGGAGACTTCGGCCTATGAAATCGCCTGAAGCCGTCCTTCGCGCAGCACTTGTCGGCAATGCGACGTTTTCAGCACTTGCTGGAACCAAGGTTTTCCCTGTGCTGGCTCCAGAAACGGATGCGGCCGGGAATAAAGTCGGCCTGCCATTTGTCACCTGGAGGCGGTCGGCCATCCGCAGGCAGCAGACGCTTGGGGCTCCAATGGGCATGCCCATCACCAGCGTTGAGTTTAACGTGTTCGGCAGCACCTACGAGCAGGCCCGCGAAGTGGCGGATGCCATGCGCTCCGTTCTGGATGGGTACGGCGGCACCGTGAACAATACGGAAGTGAAGCAAACGTCGCTCGAGCAGGAATCGGACGACTTTGTAACGCTGGCGGGTGCGGAACTCCCGCCCGCCTATCAGATCACCCAACAGTACGACGTTTTCTGGATCGAAAGCTAGGAGACATAGAGCATGGCCGCAACGCCCCATGATGGTTCCGGTTCCACTTTTGTGTTTTCCGGTGTGACGTACACCGTCACCAACCTCACCTACACGGTTGCGGACAACAACGCCACCGATTCCATTGACGTTTCGCACCTTGGCCAGACGGCCGGGGCGACCGTCCTGACGCTCTCGCGTCCGCTCAAGGGCTCGGCTGGCGACACCGGCAAGGAAGTCACCATTGACTACCTGACAAACGCTGGTGCAACGCCGATTGCACAGGGCGCGACAGGCACGCTGACGATCACCGGAGGCATCACGCTTTCAGGCGTGGCAGCCACGTGCAAGTCGTGCAGCATCACCCTTTCCACGAACGACGCCAACAAGGGCTCGGCATCGTTTCAAGTCGCCTAATCGCCTGGGAGGTTTCCCGTGGCGAGTTACAGCGCAGGCATTTCTGTCAGTTTCAACGGCGCTGCTGCGAGCGAAGTTGTCGGCATCTCGTGGACGTGGGGCGGCGGCATGCCAAAGGGGCGGTCTGCTGTCTGGACAGATGATGCTGGAAGCGTGACCGTCGAGACTCTTGGCGCTGCCAGCACTGGTGCATACGGCACACGTGGCACGCTTGTTATTTCAGGCGGCGGCATGGGCTTGACTTGTACCGCATGCTGCACGTCTGTCAGTGCGGCGGCTGAACTCAACGGAGTGACGCGCTTCACGTCCACATTTCAGGTTCTTCAATAGCCATGCCACTTACTCGCAGCCAAATCGACGCAGCCACCGATGCCAAGATCATCACCGTTGACGTTCCAGAACTGGGCGGTGACGGCAAGGTGTGCATCAGGCTTATGTCCGTTGGCGATCGTGACTCATACGAAATCAAACTACTTGAGGCAGACGGAAAAGCCATTCCAGACTTTCGCAGCGAACTCTTGAGCCGCACGCTGTGCGACGACAAGGGGCAGCTGCTGTACCCAGGTGCCGAAGGCGTGGACGCAATTAAGGCCCGCAGCGCAGACGTGATGCACCGTCTGTGGCATGTGGCACTTAAACACAACGCACTCACCGAGGAGGAAATCAAGAAGCTCGCGGGGGAATGAACGCCAGGCCGACCTTGCAATTCAAGTTCGCCCTGGCTTCGCACCTCAAAAAAACGGTGGCCGAAATCGACGCGATGGACTCCCGCGAGTTCTCGCAGTGGATCGCATACACGCGATGGTTCAGGCCGCTCGACAACCCATGGCACCAGACTGGCATGATTGTTTCCGCAGTGCTGGCACCGTACTCAAAGCAAACTCCAGACCCTGACAAGTTCATACCGATTGAAGACAAAGCACCAAAGCATCCGACCCAGATACGTGAAACGATCCGCCGCATGGCGGAAGATCTGAAGCAGCGTGAGTAATGGCAACCATCGGCCTTGGATTTCAGTTGTCCGCATCTGCAACGCAGATGGCGTCCGGCATCAATGCTGGCGTCGTTGAGTTGCAGAAGCTTGGCTATGCGGCCAAGAAAACGTCACAGGACGTTTCGACGCTCAAAACCATTGAACTCTCGCGGGCATTTATCTCAACGGTTCGCACGGCCGCCAGCGCCTTTCAGCAGTTCATTGGCGGAACCGCTGGTGCCGTCGCCAGCATTGACGATTTATCCAAGCGCACAGGCATTTCGGCTGACATCATCCAGGGCTACGTGCTGGCGGCAAATCAATCTGGCGTTTCGCTTGAGACGTTTGGCAAGGCGGTTCAGAAACTAACCATCAACCTTGGCGAAGCACAGACCGGCAACGCTACG